AGAGATACCAATGGCTAGTTTATTTGACAAGTTAGAATCAGAAGCATTCCGTAAAGGTATAACAGCCAGAACTAAAGAAGCCAACACTTGGTTTCAAAAAAGGGTTCAGAAGCTTGGTCCGCAAACTAAGGCTATTCTTAAAGATGATAGATTAACAGCTCGAGGCGGTGCTAAATCGGGGGAGATGGTGATGTACACCTATGACCCGAAGCTTAAGAAAACATTGCCTTACTATGATACATTCCCTTTAACAATTGTTGTTGGTCCAGCTAAAGATGGTTTTTATGGTATTAACTTACACTATCTACCACCCAAAATCCGCGCAATCTTTTTAGACAAGTTAAATGATGTAGCAACTAACCAAAAGTTTAATGCAACAACTAAATTTAAGATTACATATGCATTATTAAAAGCGACAAAGAACTATAAATACTTTAAACCGTGTTTCAAGCATTACCTTACAAAAGGTGTGACTTCGAAGATTATGAAGGTGTCCGCTTCAGAATGGAACATTGCAATATTTTTACAAACATCTACTTTCAAGAAAGCTAGTGAAGGTAAAGTTTGGTCTGACTCGAGGAAAAAATACTAATGTCATTACCAGTAAGTATAGATACAATGAAGTCAACAATCAATCGTCGTGGTGGAGTAGCACGTGGCAATCGATTCGCTGTATATGTTTCGCATCCTTCTAAAGGAATGAATAGTCTTTTGAAGTTTGACCCCGCCACATTATTAAGTAACTTAGTATCTGGTGATGGTGTAAATATTGGAGACTTTATTAGTGACCCAAGAGATATGTTTTTACTATGTCAAACGGCAAGTCTTCCTGGTAAACGTATAACAACAACTGAAGCTACACATAATCATCACAGAACTAAAAAGCCATATTCAATGATGACTGAAGAAGTCACTATGTCATTCTTATTAACGAATGATTATTATGTAAAAAAGTATTTTGATTCGTGGCAAAATATGATCATCGATGATTCGAGTGAGCATTATAAAACAAGTTATAAAAGAGATTATTCCACTGATGTAACAATCCAACAGCTATCAACATCAAATGATTTTATACCTGCATATTCTATACAGTTATTAAATGCTTATCCTATTCAAGTTAGTTCTGTTGAATTGGGTAATGGTGGTGAAGGTTTATTAGAAGTAAGTGTTACATGGGAATATGATAATTGGAAGCACGTTGGATTAATCGACGGGTACACAGATCTTGCTGGTAGTTTATTAGACTCCTTAAAGAGCACTATGAAACAAGTAGCAAATGTAGTAAGTTAGAAATTTTAATTTTAAAATAATGGAGAGAGATTGATATGTTGCCAAAAATTGCAACCCCAAAGTATGATATGATTGTACCGTCAACCGGTAAAAGTATTACATATAGACCATACGTGGTCAAAGAAGAGAAAATACTGCTAATAGCATTAGAGTCTGAAGATGAAAAGCAAATTGAGAAATCAATTTATTCAATGATTGAGTCATGCTTAGATGGCAAAGTTAATATAAATGATTTTACTAATTTTGATATTGAATTTATATTTTTAACATTACGCTCTATGAGTGTAGGTGAAGGAATTAAATTGAATATACCTTGTTCATCTTGTGAAGAGCCTAATGAAGTTAGTGTTGATTTAAATAAATTAGAAGTTAAGAATAATGATTTTGATAAGAAAGATCTTCAAATTAAAATCAATGATGATATAACTATTGATTTACGCTGGCCTACCATGAGTGATAGGGCTGTAGAAATTACCTCTGGCACAGAGGCTGTTATTCATATGGTTGCTAAATCTATTGGTACATTGTATCATGGTGAAGACATCATTAGTATGAGTGACACACCGTTTAGTGAGGTATTAGAATTTGTTGAGAGTTTAAGCTCAGCACAATTTAATCAATGTATGCAAGTGCTTGTTAAAACACCATACACTGGTTATGATATAAAATTCACATGTAAGAAGTGTGGACATAAGAACGAAAGAGAGTTAAAGGGAATGGCTGATTTTTTTCAGTAGCCCTTTCACATGATTCAGTAGTATCGCATTATAAAACAAATTTTGCGTTAATGCACCAGCATAATTTTCAACTGGAAGATTTGAATAATATGTTGCCATGGGAAAGGGAGATATACGTCACCCTTTTGACTAATTGGATCGAGGAACGTAATAGGGAAGAGAGTAAGCATGGCTGAAGATAAACAAGTTTCAATATTGCAAGCAGTAGTTGCTGAGCTAAGGCAACTTAACAAATCCAGTAAAGTGGATATGATGCGTGAAAAAGAGGCGCAGCTCCGTGCAGAAAAACTTGCCGAGAGTTCCGTCAAAGTAGAGGATCAAGGTGCTGAGGCTATTTCAAATTCTCAAGACTTTTCCCGTAGGTTTTTAGCAGGTCAAGCAAAAGAATTACTTAATAAAGGTAAACTAACACCTCCAAAAGAGGGTGATAAACCTGCCACACGAGACCAATGGCACATAGCTCAGAAGACCCGAGTATCATTGGGCGAGACAGTAAAGAATATCTATGATATATTTGAAAAGAAAAAAGGTGATGAAGCAGAAAACGCTCGTGAAAAAGATAAAGATAAAAAAGATAAAGCCAAGGTATCTAAATCTGGTGGGGGTAGTTTAGCTAAGGCAGCTAAAGGCGCAGCTGGTATGGCTGCTGTTGGTTTAGGACTTGGTGGTTTCATGAGTGGACTAATGGTCTGGTCTGGCTACGAAGGTTTCCAGGGTGCCAATTTTCCTACTCAAGCAAAGAATCTAAAAGATGGTTTTAACCATATAGGTGGCATGGACAATAAAGCCCTTATTGTAATGGGCTCTATGGTAGCGGCTGGTGGTTTATTCGGTGCTACTCTTGGTGTAGGTAAATCAATTAAAGGTGCTGTTGGTATGTCTGCTGTCGGACTAGGTCTAGGCGGATTTATGTCAGGACTTATGGTATTTTCTGAAGTTGAACAATTTACCGGTTCCAATTTCCCTGTACAAGCAGAGAATTTAGTAAAAGGATTTAACCATATAGGTGGAATGAAGAAGGAGTCTATTGCGGCTCTAACTGCCATCATTGGTATTGGTGCTATTGGTGGTGCGGTTTCTGTTGGTAAAACAACTCTTGCTGCTGGTGGTATGGCACTTGCTGGACTTGGTCTAGGCGGTTTCATGGCTGGTCTCGCTGCTCCTGGAGATTTGTCGGGATTTAAAGGCACAGAGTTTGCAACACAATCTAAAAACTTAACTGAAGGTTTTAACCATTTAGGTAGCATGAGTGCAGGTTCAATCACGGCTCTAACTTCATTAGCTGCCCTTGGTGCTGCGGGTGGCGCTGTAACAATTGGTAAAACTGCATTTGCTGCTGGTGGTATGGCACTTGCTGGTTTAGGTCTTGGTGGTTTCATGGCTGGTATTGCTGCAGCTGGTGACCTTACAGGATTTGATGGTAGTAACTTTGCTAAGCAAGCTAAAAACTTAGCTGCTGGTCTTGGTGCATTTAGTGGTCCGCAATCAGTTGCCCTTGCTGCAATGATTACTGCTGGTGCAGTATTAGGTCCGATGGGTTCTGTTGTGGCAGCTGCTGGTATGACCGCTCTTGGCGCAGGAATTGGTGGCTTCTTTACTGCTATGGCAGGAATTGGTGATTTAGGTGCGCTGGTAGGTGTTGATGGTGGTGGCTTAAAATCCATGTTGACTAATATGGCTTCTGGTTTATCAGTCTTCAATACAATTGAAGGGGACAACCTTGGTTCAGTTGGTACAGGATTAATTGCTTTGGCAGGTGGTCTTACTGCATTGTTTGCTATCAAAGGTGCAACAGGTGTTGCTGATACGGTAGGCGATGCTTTGGATGGTGTTAAGAATGCATTTAATTGGGAATGGTATTCTGGTGTAGCTGATAAAGAAACTGGTGCATCTGGTATGGATAACTTAATAGATGGCATCATTGGACCTATGGCTAAGCTAGCCAAGCTTGGTGAAATGAGCACTGACTTGGACCTAGCCAAAAAAGGTATAAGCAGTGTTGTAGGGGTATTGAATTCTTTAAGTGGATTAAAATTAAATCGAACTGATTTTGCATTTGCTAGTATCGTTGATGATTTTGTTCAAGGTGCTCACGGAATAGACGTTGCATTTAACGGTGGGGAGTACGCAAAAGACGGCTTTAACATTAACGTAAAAAATGGTTTAAGAGATATATCAGCATTAGAGTATAATACTGCTTCTAACGGAATCGCTGCATTACAACATGCATTGAATGGGTGGGATGGTAATCCTACTAAGAGTAACCAATTTGGTCAACCACCTGCGGTCATTAATAACATTGGTGGGTCAACAACAACTTTCATACAACAGCCTGAAGTTGTTCGAATGAAACCTGGCGGATTTGCTGGATATGGTGCTAGAAATTATTAATTGGTACGCCCAACAGGATTCGAACCTGTGACCTACTGCTTAGAAGGCAGTTGTTCTATCCACTGAACTATGGGCGTAAAAAAACCCCCAATTAAGGGGGTTATAAAACAACCTAACTTTAAGCTTCTGCTGCTAACTTAGCAAAGTAGCTCATCGTATCTTCGGTATCAGATTCAACCTTAGCTGCAGGAGCTGTAAAAGCTTCCTCACTACGAGTCTCTTGTTCAACTTCAGGTTCATTAACTGAATCAACCTCATTACGTTGTACAAGCTCTTCACCTAACACACGAGTTAACTTAAGGTTAAGCTCGCTGTACGATTTAAATGTATCAGCATCAGTAAACTCTTTAAGAGAAAACTGTTGATTGTATACACCTTCTAACACAGAATCATCTGCATTCAATACTTCAACCGCACCAAAAGATGAACGATCATAGTTTCTGTAACCAGCTACGTTCGAAATCTTCATCTTGAAGTTAGCACCTTTCCACATATCAAAAGGATTAACAGGTGATTCATCTTCATACTTAGGTTGCATAGAGTCCATGATTTTCTCAAAGATTTTAGCACCGTAAGTATACAACATGACCTTACCTTCGTTCTCACGATTTTCAGGGTCAGATACAACATAGATATTTGACACATAATGAAGACGACGCTTGCGTTTGCGAGCAGTATCTTTATCAGCTTCAATACCTGTGTTCCATAGTTTTGAATTCATTTCTGAAACAGGATCGTCTTTCTGAATTGTAGTAAGTGATTTCTCAACATACCATTGTCCAGTTGGTCCTTGGAAGAAGTGGTCCCAGTATTTAGCCCAAGGTAAGTCATCACCTTCGACTGTAGGTAAGAAACGAATAACGGCATAACCATTACCTGCTTTATCTACTGTTGGTTTCCACATACGGTCATCACCGAATGATTTCTTTGTTGTGGCGCTGGAAGCCGCACCTACTAGTGAACTCATATCACTAGCTTTCGCTTTTAAGTCTGCAAAAGACATATTTTTTCTCCATTAAAGATTTATATTAATTTGTATTACTTTGTATCAGTATATATTATATCACGTTTATGACAAATGTACATACCTTTATTAAAAAATATCTAAAATAATTTTTTTCATTTTATCATCATCAAACTTTAAAAAAGATTGAAACTTAGATATCTTCTTAAACAAATCAGGCCACAGGATCGTATCTGTAATCTGTTCGTTCGCCTTACTAATAAACCCAGTCAAGCGATTTATTATACACAATGTCTCGAGAGACACCGTACCTTCAAGATGAAGATGGACAATTCTTGGATAAGTATCTTCTATAGCCAAGAGTTCATCAAACTTTACATCTGAAATTTCTTCTAATTCATTTCGAAACACATAAGACATACTATCTATCTTCTTCAAGAATGCTGTATATGTATCTTCGTCACGTATCATATCACTACTATATTTATTGCCAGCAACTTGATGTGCTGCAAAATACATGGTGATATCATCACGAGTTTTAAAACGTTTACCTATCTTAGATAACTGGAATTTATCAGGCCTTTTCCAGTAGGCTCTCTCTGTTACATTTGTTTTAAAATTATACTTAAAACAATCGTAAGTTCCGTTGAAATGCAGATTAACTGCGTTGTGTAATTGAAATGCTTCATAGCCAGTCATCCTCATATAGGCAACATGTGCGTAGGGTTGCC